CTACAGGCCAGCAATGGATAAGATAAAGGACGGTAATGCAAACCTATTCAGGGTATGCTCTGAGTGCGCTGCTAGGAACTGGCACTTGAGAAGTATCGGTTAGCCGGGTTGGTGGAATTGGTATACACAGCAGACTTAAAATCTGCCGACCGAGAGGTCTTGCGGGTTCGAGTCCCGCACCCGGCACCATTATCTTGATAGTGAATAGTGAAAGGGATAATAAGGAGCTGTGATGTCTGATGTAGAGGGAAAGAATCAGAGATACTTCAAGATTCAGCAGATAAGAAACGGCTACCTCGTTAGCTTTGGATTAACGAATGGCTACTGGTTCTTTCCTAGTAAGGCAGAAGTCCGAGACTACTTGATGGAAGAGATTGATTCCATCTGGCAGGATCTTGAATCATGAATACAGTATAGATCGCCTGATAGATATCAAATAGGAATCCCATGCAAGAAAAAGGGGAGGGGCCAAAAGCCTCTCCCCTTTTTCTATTGGAGAACAATAGATTGTTTCTGTTTATTTCTATATACTTTGTTGTTATACTATTTACTCTCTCTCTTTGCAGAGCATCTTCGCTGGGAGATCAGCAGCTTAAACAACAGGTGATATCCATGTCGAACACGCAAATAATTTGCATACACACAGACGCATCCGATGAAGAATGGGATGCTTTCTACAAGAAAGCAGCAAAGCTCATAGAGGATTCAAAGGGTAAAACCCTAGAGGATAACGCTGCTAATTATCTATATGGAAGTATCGAGCCAGAGCATCAAGACCAGTCCTGAGTGAATCGAGATCAACGTCTACGTTCATAGATAAGCAAGTCTCCACAGCAATTAAACAATCATTGCCTGCATCCCTAAGCCTAGATCTGGCAGACGATATCGCCAGTATCTTTGACGCCATAGCGTTAGCTGATTCTTTGAATGTATTTTTAATCCCGCCCTTCATCGAAGGTGATTTGATGAAGCATCCAGATATCTGCATAAGATCTAGGTACATCTCAGCAGCGGAGTATTGGGATTTATTTATCTTGTCATTCAGAAATAGCTCATCGAACTTCGTCTGATCCAGAACTCTAGATCTTCTGAAGATCCCCCTATGATCTATACTTTCTATTTGTATATTCTTTTTTGATCTGTACTCCTCTGTGCCGGACTCAATCAGGACAGGATACTTAGTCTTCGAGCCAACTATCTTGCTGTATTTCTTCTTGTTCTTCACCTGAGATCTCCCCGTAATCTATGTTCAGGTCATCGAAGTTTATGTCCATGAGAGATTCGGCGATATCTGACGAGCTTTCCCCATCGCTATACCGACCGCATGTCGGGTCATACCTTAGATTGCAGCTACCCACTTCCCCTAGCCACTTGAACCTACACTTCCATACGTTCATAGTGGTTGAGCCTTCGGATACATCGCGAGAAACTGTGAGTCCGAAGTCTGCCTTGGCCCACCAAGCAGCCGAGCCAGAGATATCCCCTCCGTTAGGGATCGGAACTTTTCCTCCCTCTCCCCGATACATCTTCTGCGGGTGAGCAACAATCCATATGTGGATGTGATGCTTCTTAGCAAAAGCATGGAGCTTGGTTAGCATTGTGCTGATCGCATCGGTCTCAAGGCTAACGTCGGTATAGTTAAATGGATCTATCAAAAGACCATTAACCTTCTCATGCTCCACGAGTACCTCGGTCCTCCTGAGGATAGAGTCTATCGTGTTCGAGGATGACGAGTCCAAGAAGAAGAAGTGTCCATCTAGCCACTCCGAAGCCTTGACCAGATCATCCTCTCCGATCTTTGAAGCGCCCTCAAATATAGGTCTGCCAGAATACTTCTCTATGAGTTTGCCAGCATGGATCTCTATGGGATTCTCAGCGGAGAATATGGCGAACTTCCACTCCTCCTTCATGGCTAAAGAAACCATAAAGTAATCAATAAGCTCGCTCTTACCTGATCCGGGTACACCAGTCACAACAGTTACTTGATCCGAGCATACGGTATACAAACTATCAATGGAAGTTAAACCTATCTTGGATCCGCCCTTGAACCCGCCAGTCCTCAGGTCGTCAATGTATTTCGTGACGGACGAAGCTCTAATAATTCCTTCGTAAAGAATGTTCTTAACTTCTGATAGTGCTGTCTCCATAATCTGTGGGCCGTGAACTGAGAGTGCTTCGTTGGCATCCTTCACCCCGTACTTCGACCAGTCGATTGTCCCCACTCTCCTTCTTCCGAGGTAGTCAGTAAGGGATGAAGCAAACGCCTTGCCCTTCTCGTCTGCATCGACAGCGACAACAACGTCTATCCTCCCTTCCTCCAAAGCTATAAGAACTGGACGCAGGAACTCGGGAGGGGCATCGCCTGACATGTTCGCGCCCTTAGGAACGCTGTGAGCCTCTATGCCGCACGATCTCATAGCGATAGAGTCGAACTCTCCCTCGACAATTACAACCGTACCTGAGGCATCGTCGGGCAAGGAAGGGAATAGCTGGTTGCATACGCCAGTCTGAGAGAAGTCTTTGCTACCAGCCGACCTCCACTTGATAGAGCCATCCTTATACTGGAAGCCTATAGCCTTGCTCTTGCATCCAAGTCGATTGAAATACACATCGTCAGACTCAAGCAAACTATTCCTAATCTCACCTATCTTATTTATATCTATTGATCTAGATGATAAAACCTTACCGAGAAATTCCTCGCTCGCTGGTGAGAAATTAGGAGCCCTCCTGAGTGCAGGCTTGGACGGTGTATGTTCTAAGGCTTCGGTCATGAAAGTCTGTCCTTTCGCTTCGCAGTGGTGGCAATACCACACAGCTTGGTTTTCTTCAAACGTAATAGTTAAACACTTAACTTTTTTATTATGATCTTTTCTGTCATCTGAACACTCTGGACATCGGTAATTACGCTTACCCGGAGGGCCAGATGTAAACTCGCTGATGGCTAGATCTCGTATCAAACTCATTTCTGCCCTTGACAAGACATACGAATATGCCTTATATATGTTCCTAGTAGCTATTCAATAATAACCAGACCCCACCAAGGGGGTCTGGGATATGTTCTCATAGATTCATATGCTCTCATATTCCTACTATCTATTAGAGCATAGACTATAGAGTTGGCTCGATCCTCCTGAGCCGACGAGGAGGGGTAGGGTTTTATCCCTTTTTCCCTGCCCCTCCTCAAATCAATCCCCTCCATTTCCTATACAGATCTTTCCGTATTCTGACTGGCATGTCCAAGAGATCGCTCGCTCGACGGCGAGCCTCGTACATATCCACGTCAGCGCAGTAGCACACCTCTTCAAAGAACGGCGTGTTAAACCACTGGATGACATCTTCCCAGTCAAGCGGATTTCCCTTGCATAGATCCTTGAATGCCTGCACAATAACGGCTGCATTCAATCTTCTAAGAGCCTCCTCACTCCTATAAATGATCTCGGATTCTCCTTGTCTATCTGGTGATATGCTTTGATAATCTTGATCTGCCTGTCGTTCACTATCACTCCAGTCTCCTGAAGCAGATCCATTATCAGGCTTACGTCTAGGTCTGGTCTTCTTGTTGCGTACCATACTACTACCCCCAGCTCAACGTCGCCTTCGATCGGATGATCTTCCGATACTTGCGACAAGAAAAGTTTTTTATACTTAATTGCTTTTTCGCTCTTGATTACCCTTGGAATGCCCCGTACTCTGACCAAGCGTCGGGAGTTTGACTTGCTTGCTGGCTCGCCTAACACCTCCTTGCTCCAGTCCCAGTCAGAGCTAATCAATATATCGCACTCATCCTCAGACGCCATACATAACCTCGCCAGTGATTGAAAGGGATAACTTTGAAGTTAGAGAACAAGCACAGGGCTCCTGAATCCTTCATGAGATTCTGTGCTAGTGACAGTTACTCGCGTGGAGAGAGTGACTTCTCCGCAACGGATCTGATTGAAGAGCCTAGAATCGTCGCATTAAAAAGGATGTATCCAGACATGGGAACTGAAGATCCGTATGAAAACCCTTGGAAGTACATAAGCACGATCTTTCACTCTCTGATGGAGTCTCATTCCCCGGACGGTGAGGTTGCTGAGCAGCGACTATTCTCCGAGATAGATGGTGTAAAAATATCTGGAGCTATGGACGTTCAGGTAATCTCTAATGGGAATGTGACTATTGGAGATTATAAAATGACCACATCGTATGCGATTAAAGACACGAAAAAGTGGGAGCAACAGTTAAACATATACGCTTGGCTTGTCGAGAGAGAGTCTGGCTACAGTGTTAGAGAGCTTCTAGTCTACGCATTCATTAGAGACTGGAAGATATCCATGTCTGAGAAGATAGCCGACTACCCGTCCACGCCGGGCTTGACAATAGACATTCCCCTTTGGGATTTCTCTGAGCGTCAGGCTTTCATAGAAGCAAGGGTTGATCTGCACAGCAGGTGTGCGAGCATGAGCGAGGCGGAGCTACCTGCTTGCAGCGAGGAATCTAGGTGGCCCTCTGGAACTCTCTGGTCAGTTGAGTACCTTTTAGATTCCAATGAGCCATCTAAGAAATTCTTCAGAACAAAGCGAGATGCTAATAAGTTTATAGATAGTCTCAGCTTTGAAGATCAGTTGTTCACTAGCTTGAGTAAGACTTACGAGACATTCAGAAGGTGCAAGTCTTACTGCGAGTTTTCTGACGTGTGTTCCGTGTGGAACGAATGGAAAGGATCTAGACAATATGACTGAAGCAAAGGGAAAAAAGAGGGACGTATCAGTGGAGCTTGCCCAGAAAGAGATGGCATTGAAGGCTCCCTTCCCTCCTCATAGAATCAAGTGGAGAGCTAGTGATTTCAGGGGGAGTAAATCGAAAGCCCTTCTTTACATCGACGCTAGAGATGTGATGGAGCGTCTCGACGATGTGGTCGGTATCAATAACTGGAACACGGAATATAAAGACCTAGATAACAGATGCGTATGCAAGCTATCTGTTAGATATGTGAATGATTTCGATTGGATCACGAAGTCTGACGTTGGAACACAGTCTACTTTTGAAGGTGAAAAGGGTATGTATTCTGACGCTCTCAAGAGGGCTGCTGTTCAGTATGGGATCGGCAGATATTTATACGATGACAACATCCTTGGTAATAAATCTTTTCCAACAGCGGACAAGTATTTCACCAAGGAAGCAAACGAGGAGATCACAAAGCTAGTTACAAATCATTACAGGATGCACACAAACCAGACTGCTGTTCATCTTGATACACTATTCAAATCAGCAATGACGCATAGCGCCCTTATGGATTGCTACCAAAAGAATAAAGATCTGGTAACTAAGCTGAAGGAGGAAGACTCCGTTGCGGCTGAGATTGTTGGAGCGTCATTCAAGAAATGGGCCAAAGTCCTGAAGGATATGGAAGAAAAAAATGCCTAAAGTATATGGAAGCATCAGAAAGAATGAGAATCGAAATAGCGACAGAGCCCCCGAGCTTACTGGTTATGTCAGGCTTGGTGGTTACAAGGGCCAGAGAGCAGAGGAGAAGAACAGGGAGTGTGCTTCTTGGCTAAGGAATCTCGCTAAGGATTTCGCTGAGAACAAGCAGACCTATATTAACCTCGCTGTCTGGAAGGCTGAAGACAGAGAATCTGGCGAGCCTTATTTCTCGATCTGCATGGAGGACAGCGCATGGCGTTCATCCAATTCTGGTCAAGGGGGAGGCGGTCAATCACAGCGAAGTGTTCCGAACTCGGCCTCTCCGAAGAGCGCAGACCATTCGGAATTAGAGGACGTAGACTTTTAGTTCTCATGTTTAAATCGGAGGACTATCTCAAGGATGTTCGCAGCCATGCTTGTCTGATCTGTGGCAAGGATGGGGTTGATGCACATCATCTAAGATCCTCTGTTACTGGTATACATACCGGAATTGGCATGAAGCGGTGCGGCGATGATCTCGCCGTGCCGCTATGCCGGACAGATCACATGCTTTGCCATGAGTTTGGCAGAGAGATAAAATTCTGGATCAAATACGGCGTCGATCCTATCCATTGGGCAGAGGAAAACTTTAAAAAGTGGAAGACTTAGCCATTAAATTTGAAGCCCAACTTGTTTCTGCAAGCATGACAGCAAATGGCGGACACAAGATCGTCTTGAGAATAAACCCAGAAGACATATTGGATAACCCATACAACTCGCCAGAGAAGTCTATGGAGGCTTCAAAGGTGAGATCCCTAATGCTTCAACAACCGAACACAAGATTCATATGCGCTCTTGTTCAGCTAGAATCTGACAGCGACCAGCCAGTCGAGCCTGAGTCTATAGTGAGGGCTAGGAAGATATCGAATGTTATCTCCATGCTTTGCCGAACTGAGAATGAAGAGCTTCTTGAATGGTTGAGCCATAGATTTATATGGCTAGAAGAGGATAAAGATTCCCTTTCCGCCCTGAAGGAAGTAGCTGGATTTAAATCTAGGTCCGAGTTAAAGTCCAACCCGGAAGCTGTTGAGTCTCTAGAAAGGATTGTCCGTGAGTACCGATCGAGCTAGTCAAAACTTTGACCCTGTAACCAAGCCTGCCCATTACACGGAAGACAGGGAGCATGAAACGATTGACGTGATAGAAGATTGGAATCTTGATTACCATCTAGGCAACGTAGTTAAGTATATTTCTAGAGCTGGTAGAAAGGGATCCTTGCTAGAGGATCTCAAGAAGGCAGATTTCTTTCTCCACAGAAGACTCGATATCGAGTACGAGCGAGAAGAAGAAAGGGCTAAGCGCGAATGGGAGGGGTGAAAAATAGAAAAGGCGACTCCATCAATCGCGAATGGTACGAAGCTCACACCGATAATAAGTTAACCAGAGTTATGGTTGTGTACGGGGGGAAGAAGAGAATGGTCTGGGGTATAAAGAGCGGTGATTCATACCGCTTTGTAGACAAGTCCAAGGCTGTTCTCAGGTAGTTTGCTGGCAACCTGAAAGAAGGGTTGATCGGGAGCGATCCTTTACAACGGGGATGGATGAATATCTCGTTGCCAGCATATGATGACAGAGATAATCCATCCCTCTCCCGACCGTGGGCTCGTAACTCAGTCGGTTAGAGTGCCGTTCTTATAAAGCGGTGGTCGCGGGTTCGAGTCCCGCCGAGCCTACCACCTACCTGTCAGCAATCCTCATGCTGATACTGATACCGTCTATAACATTCCTTATGCTTTTCCTAAGCTCGTAGATAAGGTTCTCATCTAGAACTTGTTCTACTTCATCGGTAATCAGAAATCCCTCTGCGTTCATAAGACATACCTTTGCTTGATATAAACTAGCCAGAGATTTCTTCTGATTAGAAATCTCCGCTCTCAACATTTCCACCTTCATAAAAATACCTGTTCTCTACTTCGTACAATATTGAATAGAAGTTTTTATCATGACCACCATATTTTCTTTTCCAGTGTGGTCCGTGTTTGTAGTGCGAAATCACATGGCAGTATTCATGTATCAATACGGATATAGATTCACTTCTAGATAAGAACTTGCTGACTCTAATGAGCGGAGTACCACTTCCAAGCTCGACATAACCCAAGCAATCCTTTTCGGATTTGGGTAGTTTTTCGACCCTCAAACGAGTTTTTCGACCGTACTCATTTATTAGCCATTTATGTATCTGGTGCAACCTATCTCTCTTGGGTATCTGTTTACGAATACTTCGCCTTGATCCTTTCCATTCCGATCCATTCGACATCGAAGTCACCTGACTTTACGTTATGCAGTACAGACAATCCTCTTCTCCACATCTGATTAGCCGGACCAGCCCAAGCCTCTGAGTGTTCAAAGTAACACCCAGCCACTAGGCCATGTAGGCTTTTACCCATGCTGTCCGTCCTTACGGAGTGGTCATATGTATGGGTATGGCCCTGTATGCAAGTCCCAAATTGCTTAGTCAGCAGACTAGCTGCCTGATGAAGTCCAGATATCGGCCTGCCCATAACGCCAGACGTGAAGTAATGCGCGAATGAGCATCCATGTATCTTTTTAGGTACAAGAAATGGAACCTCTTCCCATCCCAGATCAGATAACCTTAGATCTTTTGTGGATATAATCTCCTCAAATCTAGGCTCTGAATCAATGAACTTCGATATTCTGTTTTCATGGTTACCCATGCAGAACACAAGCTCTGGATTGTATTTATTTTCTTCTTTAGTTCCTTTGTTGTATTCATCTATCTGGTTGTGGAACCTGAGCATCCCATCAAGTCCAACATCTATATCTTTCCAGTAAGACGCTCCATTGAAAGACTTGCTTCCGGGTTTCTCAAAGGAGTTCAGCGAGTGCATGTCCCACAAATCGCCGAGGTTGACTACGTAGTCAGGCTTTATATCAACGACCATCCTGCCTAACCATTCGTATCTATGATTTGGTATACCCGGCTTTGCGTGACTGTCTGGTATGACCAGTATTTTCTTGCCGAGCTTAGGCTTTCTGTCGTTTCTTTTGTACGGAGGGGGTGGCTTCATCTGGTGTATCCCCCTCCTGATCTTCTCTTCCTCTGCGTCGATCTTTTGTTTGTTGTCCATAAAAGAAAAAGCCCCCGCACTAAGCGAGGGCTAATCTCCTTGTCAATCTCTGATAGAATCTATAGCATTGCAGAACATATCTATATCTATTAGATATTCTAGTATAGGTTCTGGTATGTCATCATTCCTTAGGGATGCTATCGCTTCTTCGTTCGGAGCTGGACAGGGAGGTACTATCGCCTCCACCGGACGCTTCACGCATCCTCCGCTCCCAACGCTTAATAAGAAGACTGCGAGAAGGGCGTGGGCCAACGAGCTTTTCCATTGCACGGATAGACCTCTCAACTTTCTTCTCTGCTGATTCTTTCTCAGAGCTGATCCTACCTACATATTCCTTGCCCATACCCCATAGGATAAAGACAATGAAAAGCATTATAGATAAAATCAATATTAAAATAACAGGCTCAAGCATCAGCCATTGCTGGCCTTGCCGAAGTTAGCGCCGAGCGTGTTGATGACATTGAGGACAAAGGCGACAATCTTGTTATCGCTTTCATTCGGAGTCATCGTTGCAATCACAGCAAACGCTCCAACTAAATTAAGAACAACCTCAACCACGTTCGAGAAATTCTCAGTCAACCATTCCATTATCTCACACCTCTATTCTTTGGCTGGAACTCTATGTGTATATGATCTTTCTCAAGTACAACATCGAACTCGCTGCCAAGTTCTTCAGCTAAGCCCTCTGTGAACTCAGCTAAACCTTTAGATTCTATTGCCCATATCCTTATATCAGCAGCATACCCAATATAATGAAGGGAACCGTGAGAATGCTTCCCGTCAACAATGGACGTTAGAACCATCTCGTTTATTCCCATACTGTTAAAGTATCCATGAGCTATATCTATACCTAGCACAAGCTCAGGCTTTATGCCGTTGATAGAAACTCCGTGCTTAGTCCTAATCGCCATCAGTTTATTCCCCTAAAGAACGGTATAGGTCCGGGCATCATTTTAGTAAACTCCTGCGTGTTACTAAGAATCTGCTTTATTCTATTATCTATACCATCAATTATATCTCTTTTTCGGGAATCATCCATATTCTTATCTAGGAAAACCCTAGTCTTCATAGACCTTAGTTCATTAAGATCTGTTTGAATGCTTTCAAGAGAACTCTTTATGGACAGAACATCAGCGTATTTCTCTCTCATTTCCATAGCTCTTTCGGGATCTTCTTTTTCTAGATCTCTGAGCCCTGAAACAATTCCCCTGACAGAGAAGAAGAAATCATTCCATCTTTGCGTCTGCCCTTCTGATGCGTTGGCACTTTGGAATATCGCACCGACGATCGGGATTTCATCCTGCCTCCAATTCATCATGATCGGCTTTCCGCTAACCAAAGACGTTACTGAATCGAGTAAGCCAAGCATGTAGCTACCCATAGTCCCAGCATATCCTTCTAGAACATGCTCGACAGAAAGGGGGCTAAGCGGTACTGGGCTCAGGTATGAAAGCTGCTTTGCGAACTCGCTGGTATAATATTTAGCTTGAAGTTCTTTCGGCCTATCTTGCATATACTCAGGAACGATAGGCTTGCCGGTAAACCAACTCTTATTAACCAAGACTTCAAATATCGGAGCCACCGCTTGCGGTCCAGTCAGCGGAAGCTCAAGCGAGTTGACGATTCCTCTAGTTACGGAATTCCCAGCTTCCCTAAGCGACTCATCTTGTAGTATGGCTCTAGTTATATGCTCTGGAATTACCTTGAATATAAGACCAACTTCAAAGGGGATGGGTATCTTTAAAGTTGTTTGACCGGGTAGCGTAATGAGCCAGTTGTCATCTCTTTCCGCGTCTGTCGCGCCCTTGTATTCTTCATCGTCTATGGATAGGGATGTATACAGGACAGTCATAGCTGCCAGAAACAGTCCCCTTCTCAAGAACGATGCTTGAGCTTCTTCCTTACCCAACCTGTTAGCTGAATACTCTCCAGTTAAAGACCTGTATATCACGTCCAAGCCTTGCATTCTCGCGTTGAAGAACGGAAGGGTTGGCAGTATGGTATTTAGGAAAGCATTGTTTCCCTTTCTGGTGAAGTTCAGAACTTCCATAGCCTGAAATATTGCTTCGGCTTCGGCCTCGGCTCTTCCAACGCCCTTGTTGAGCAGTCTCTGTAGAGTGTCCTCATAGACTACTTGCCTTGTCGCAGCATCGGAAACTTGAGATGCTTCACCCAGCGAATCCCATATTCTTGAGAAGATGGGAGTGACAGAATCAACACTCCCCTTCTTCATGGTCATTCCCTGCTTACGCATCTTCTTTCTGAAGTTTTCTTCAAACTTCTTAGGCTCGAACACATAATCGTACCCGCCTACGATCCCAGCATTTTCAAGTACTGAGTAGGTCTGTGTTCTGTCGCCAGATAGATCACCAATGAATTTATTCATAGTGTCTATTACTGGTTTCATTTCCACACCGGATGTAACATAAGAAGATACTGAATCCCTGAACAAGTTCCTGAATATAAACATAGGACTTCTTGCTACGGACTCTCGCAACCAAGAAGCTGGCTTAGCGAAGAACGGGGATATGGATACGTTCGGCCTTGTAAATCCCTCTATCGCAGCAACCAACTTATCATCAGTAACATCAAAGTATCTCTCTTCTCCGTTGACCCTCACTGTGTAGTATGCGGGATCAACATATCCATTCTCATCCGCAAATACTTCTGTTGCGATCCCTGCATCGACAGCATCTTTCATGGTCTGCTGAGCTGCAAGATTCTTCATGCCAGCAGTTATTGATGCGCTTAGGTTTTTCATGATGCCCGTGAGGGGATCATCTAGCTGCTGCTCTCCACCCTTCATCCTTCTGGGTACTTTATTGTCTATAAGGCTAGGGAATAAACTCTTTAGCCTTCTCACTCTTCCCAGTGTGAGATCAATTCCTTCATCCTGAAGAATCTGCTTGAATATCTCCGGCCTTACGCCTTCTTCCCCGGTACCATCCAGATCTAAGTTTCTGTAGAAGGGAATGTAGTCAGCGTACTTAACAAATACTCTCGCGAGTTCTTCGTTGATTACGCCTGTGTCTTTCAAGAACTCGACTAGGCTTCCATTCCATTCTTCGTAATCTCTTCTCACGCTCTCGAAGAGCTGTAGATTCCCGCTGCTATTTACATAGTCATTAACTCTGTTCACTTCTTCTTGTGACAGAGGAGTAAGCCTTCCTGATCTCATGATATTTGTAGATCTGTTTGCGACCATCCAAGTCGCCCACTCTCTATACAAATATTCATTAGATTCAAACAGTGGCTGAAGAGCCTGCGTTAAACTCTTTTTTGTCGGATCTATTCTTGCGATCCCGCCTCTTAAAACTACGGCTCCATTGTTTATCATTGCTGAAGTGAGACTGTTGGATCTGTCAGCTAAGAGCCATAGGGAATGAGCATTCGTGCTTGCGAGTAGCTCTCTCTCATCTTTCTTGCGTAAAGATGCTTTCTTATTTACTTTAGCTATGTAATCATATTTATCTAGGAATGCAGACCTGAATCTAGATATGTATTCTTTTCTTTTTTCATCATCAAATATGATGGACTTTATCTTGTCAAAGAAAGACTCTTGAACATTCGGCTTTGCGTAAAGAGTGTTGAGTATTTGTTCAATACTTCTATCTACTCTCGGCTCCGTCCTGACGATTCTATTTTTATTTGAAGCAGATAATCTTTCAGGCTTTGTATTTCCGTCTGCTATCGACGCAGATCTGATGCTAAGTCTTTCGTCAGACTCGAAAGCAGGACGCTTTTTAGCGTAGAGTTTCTTAACTATTGATATGGCTTTGTCTTCGTAGATGACGTAGTTCTTTGCTTTCGGATCGTAACCCGGCGTTAGTGAGGCGGCATCATAGTAATGCCCCTTGATTCCGTACTTATTCAAAAGCTCTGAAGCGTACTGCTCTCTCTGCCCAAGGAATGAAAGCTCGTCGTAAAATTCAACGGCTAATGCGTCTCCGTCCTCTCCGTAGAGTTCATTAAACTCCTCGGACATATTTTCAGATTCAAAAGCCTTCCTGAAAGCTTCCACAACCTTCGGGCTCTGGTCTCTCATAGAGCCGTTGTAATCAAATAGGTCTTCTTTTTCAGGTATTTCAACTTCGTAAAGTTGAGATTCTATATTAAAATCATCTTTTGATATAGAATTCATAGCATTAACAAACTCTTCGCTAACAAGCCTAGCAGCATTATCTTTTACTTTTTCAGATTCATAAAAGATTCCTATATTTTTAATCCCTCTAAATACTGCGTCGCTAATTGATGTAGCTATTTCAAAAAATCTATTTGAATACCAATCATCAGTATTTAAAATATTAAGATCTGTGTTGACTTGTTTTCTAAGGTCTGATAAAGATGCTCTTGCAATTTCATTTTCTATACTTTTTCTTACTTCGCTTCTCTGGGCATCTGTGAAATCTATGTTGTCATAAATTTTTATTTTCGATATCTCAACCGCTTTATTAGCTATGTTAAATGTTGTAAATTGCTCGTCCAGTGGGTGAAACCCAAACTCTTCTCCCTTGTAAGTAATTTTACTTAGAGAATTCGCATAGAATCTCCCAATAGATAACAAGTCAGTGAAGTAAAGTCCCCACCCAAAGGCTTGTGCGCCCTCACCAGTACCTATGAAATCCAAACTAAACTCGTCAAAGTCTTCACTAGACCCGTGATAAGCTTTCGCTAGCCGCTCGTCATTGAAGTCTCTAACAGCTCTGTTTGTGAAATCCATCCTAGAATATTCATTTACTCTAGGGATAGACCGTTGTGCATTCGGGCTCGGCTGATTTAGCTGAGTGTAAGGGGATACTGAAAACCTTTCTGACTCATCTGACTGCCTTATTTCGTTCTCCCACATTTCAGTAGTGGCAGTATCCGCATCCATCAGATAGTCTACAGCTTTATCGAGTGCTATTTTGTAATTTAACGCACGATCTCTAAGAGCATCAAGCTCATCGAAAACGTATTCCATCTGCTGTTCTTGACTGAGATAATCAGCTCCCATATCTACAGCCGCTCGCCGTGCTGTTACAAAGGCTTCACTATCCATTGCCAAGCCGGTCTTAGCTTCAACAAGTCTCCTTTCAAATCTAAGTTCGTTTTCTCCTTCCCTAAGCTGTCTATACGAATCTCCATATCTTCTATTCGCTGATAGATCTAAGGAGGATCTAGAGAAAGGTTTTAAATAAGAGGGAAGTATCGAAAGGTCAGAGCCAATCATTTCAAGAACTTTATCAATTTTCTCTTCTAGCTTCTGACCTAAAGACCCTATCTCTACAGACAACTCACCCGGTATCTCAAATCTTTCCCAAACATAGTAGTCTCCAGAAGAACGATTGTTTTCTACGTCATCGGACTGCCTTATTTCGTATTCTGGCATAGACCTTTCAATCAAAGTGTATTCTGGCATAGACCTGTCAATCAAAGTGTATTTATAATTACCTTTCTGCATTGTGAAAAGAGAGTCAAGCCGCTCTGCCTCTTCCGTTACCTCGTATCCAAACTTCTCACCAAGCTGCTTAGATCCTCTTCTGTATATTTTAATTCTTGATCTTTTTTGTTTTGAATTTTCTTCTCGTGTGGTAGTAGCAGCGGAGAAGAAAATTCTTCTAGGGTTTTTTAAAAGAATAATCTCTTCCATGATATCGAAAATAGTTTTGAATATTCTGATAGACCCTAATCCATGTAAGCCAGTTACTCCGTAACCCATTTCATCATCTTTAAAAACTACGTCGTAATCTCCGCTGTCACCGTAAGTACTTGCATTTAAAGTTATAGTGACATTATTTTCCGTGGCGAACGTAGCGAGTAGGCCGCCATCCCATGAAGGCCTCATTTCATAAGGATATGGAACCGCTCGATCGACAAGCGATGCGTACCTTTCCTCAAACTCTTCTTCATTTTCCCTTAGTATAAACTCGTACTCGCCGTCTTCTGTCTTTTCTAATATGAACTCTGATCCGCCCTCGGTCCTTTCTTCAATTAACCTGTATCCATACTTCTTCGCTAGATTATTTATTCCAGCCCCGTACAGCCTTTGCCTAGTCTTTACCAGCCTGAATGTTCCGTCTGGTTCCTCTCTAAGATCTGACGCAGCATCGAAGTAAAGAGATTTAAAGTCTTTATTCTTTATAACTTCTTCTGTTAAATCAAAAACTGTAGCGAATAATCTTCTAGCTTTTCGACTGCCTAACTTGCCTGTTCTATCAAATTGAAGCCCCGGAGAAGCTAATGCATCCTCAAACGCTACATAGTATTCTCCGTCATACCCGAAAGCATCATAGTTAATTCTTGCTAATACAGAATTTCTTTTTATATTCTTGTCTTCATCATATTCAAAACTTTCGCCGACGGGAATAAGTATCGTTGCTCTTAACGAGCTTCCGTCTTTTCCACCAATTTCTCTTTCCGTTATAGAATATTCAAATCTTTTAGATTTATCTAGAATAGAAGATAATCTTTCATCGCTGATATCATCTATTTCTACTTCTTCTGAAAGGTTGACTTGATCTGGCGATACAGAAAATGGCGACGGAGCGACGGACATTCTCTCGCCAGAACCAACGCCGCTTTCATCCTGCACCGTGTAACTGTACTCGCCCTTCTTCGCTAAAAAGAAAGATTCCTTATCTCTTACAGTTTCCTCTACGGCGTACCCGAAGTCCTTGCCCACATCCTTCATCATGCGACGGTAGATACTCGCTCTGGATGTAGATTTCTCCCCTTTCCTGTTCAGTCTGCTGGCGGAGATGCTTAACTGTTCAGGGTTCTTAGACTCCACAAATTCCCTGAGTAGGTTGTGTACAGTCTTAAAGACCCTGAGAGCGCCGATGCCTTCCTTTCCAGTGTCCCCGTAGCCAAGTAGAGATTTCTTGTCTCTATCGTCTAGATCCCTAAATTCTGCGGTCCAACGTATGCTGCCCCCGTCGTTGGACGCAAAGAATTCAAATCTGCTTCCTGACTCAGAAACGAAGTTTGCAATAAACTCATTTGGATTTGAGTCAGACACCTCATACTCATACGGATCAACCCGACCCATAAACCTTGCAAGTCTTTCATCTACATCTACAGAAAATCTTGCGTCAACATCTTCTTGCGTCGTGTCTTCTTCTGGGATCTCTATAGGCAAAGCAGGCATGAGTTTATTTCTCTGCCCCTGTATCGTTCTGACTTCGCCCCGATCCCTTGCCTGTATCTTCTTCATGCCGCTGATAACATCAGCCGCATTGACGAATCCAGCTCCGCTTAAAGCGTTGAACATCTTCTCTAAGAACATCGCTATTCTTTCGATAAGAGTTCTGGGCTTACCAGCGATCTGCCTTCTCACCTCGGGAACGCTGTAATACTGCCGGTACATCTCTGCCACAGCTTCTTCTAGTATATATTCAGCGTCGCCCATTCCTTGATAGGTCTGAGATGCCCAGTCGAAGAATGTCTGACCGTCTCTGTTCCTTACCCGATAAGTTGAATTGGATAAGACATTCCATTCTTGAATGGTAAATAAGTCTAAGTCTCTCATTGCATGGACTATCTCATGGTCCATGATGCTGGCAATGAGAACTCGCATCTCTTCGTTGGTCTTGGCCTTGCTGACTGCTTCTAAGCTTATAGCTATACGCCTGAACCCATCGTCATTAGGGCTGTAAGCTCCTTCGTTGATTCCGCTAGAGCCTATCTTTTCCCTTACAGATGCAATGACTTCCTTGCTGAGATTCGCTTCTTTCAGCTTGCTATCTATAATAGATAGAATCTCTTCACCCTTCTTAACGCTCCCTTCGGGAATGCTCTTGAGAACCTTAGCTCTCTTAGATACGGGAGTGAGTCTCTCGGGTTCTGCCGGTAACACAGCCGTGGAGACAGCCGAATCAATATCTCTTAAGAATCTTCTTTGAAGTGATTGCTTCTTTCTTTCCTTTGCTCGCTCGCTGTTGGCTTCCCAGTTAGATTCTCCGGGCTCAAAGGACTTCGAGTATTCATCCTTTAATGCTTCAGCAATATCTCTAGTCGGAGCGAAGGTTATCTCGGTAACATTCACCCTCTTGTTACTGGACGGATTCTCAGATCTAGATACTTCGCCCGTAGCTCTGTTCTTGAAATAATCATAGGGTGAAACAAACTGTCGAACTGCGAACCCTTCGCCGTCTATGACAGAGAACTTACCCTTGTAAGGCTCTATCTTCTGACCGCGATAGTCCGCGAGTCTGGCCGTACCTCTCATGTATCCGGGGAGTCCGGCAGATCCAGTCTTGGATCGTTCGACTGCGGCCTTTACGTCTGAATACTTGCCGACCAGCGGGTTACCAGTTGTCTTATCGAAAACTCTATACAAAGCCCTGTTCTGGTTTAGGAACTTTGCTTCTTTCTCTGCATCCTTTTTGTTTACAGATCCACCCACAACGGTTCCATCTTCGTCCACAACGAAGAAACCATTCTGAGAATCCATAACTTCAGTCACAACATTGCCAGCGGTTGATCTGCTGAGTATTCTTTTCTTATCCACAGCACCGGCTTTGATTACCGGAGAGCCGTTCTTATTGAGTAAAGGTCTTATATCCGCGTCTTCAGAAGATTCATCCATTTTAGATCTAAACGATACGGGCGCGTATTCGCCTGCGGATTTCATTTCTTCAGTTCTTGTCTTGGATAGATCACCTCTGACAGTCGCATCTGAAACAAAAGAATTGAAATCCTCTTCGTTGAATCTTCCGGTTACTCTTTCGTAATCACCACGATTTATAGAACCAGAATCCTGAGCTTCTTCGATTAAAGCTTCGTACTGAGCTTCTGTATACTTAGGCTTTCGCGCTTTCAATGACCCCTTTTCTTCTACCGCATATCCCTTCCTCTTCATCTCTTCGATGATGGAGTTGGCTATAATCCTAGAGCCTTCGGAGTCTGCGAACTGAACAGGAGATTCTTGATTCTTCTTGAAGAACCTATCGTTCAATCTCTTTCTTACTGCATCTGAAGTAATCTTCTGCCCACTCTTGAAACCCTTTACCGCAGAATCAAACTCCTCTGAAGTAAACGAGGGAAGGCTTACGCCATCCCCCTCTTCATCGAAGTATGATTGAACTGTCAGTCCAGAAAGAATTGTACGCATTGCACTACGCTCATCTTGCGTAGTCTCATTTAAGTTTGAAGTTCTTCCTCCGGTACTTCGGTACACAAAGGATTTGAAAGCATTATCGTTTGTCTTTATATTTCTAGATCTGGCAGCGTCTATGACATGAGAAGCATCCACAGGGAACTCGTCTTTGGCTCTCTGTGCTTCCCTTTCGATATTCTCTCTCTGTCCAGATAGAGCTGCTTCTTCTGCCGCTACTCTGCTTTCGTACTGGTTGAGATTATCTTTGTATCTCGCTACAGATTCTTCGTATCTTCTCTGTAGAGTATCTTCTCTTCTTTTTTCGTATCCATTTCTTATTTCCTTTTCTTTTTCGGATAGCTTTTCCCAATTATCAAATGCCTTTTTGTTGGATCTGTACGCTCTAGCAGTTCCGAATGATCCAAACGCGCCGACAACAGGAGCGGTTCCAGCTACAACATCCATCATCTCGCTGACGAAATTTGCGTCCTCGAACGAAATGGACTCTCCAGCTTGAGCCCTTTCAAGCACGGTCTGTGCAAGCTCTGTCGGAAACTCAAGCAGAGACTCTGTGAAAGCTTCTTTTGCAGATTCCTTCAAGCTAGGGAACGTGGCTGCTCTGGCTGTCCCACCGGCTAACCTGAGGGAATCTTTCACAGACTTGGCGGCGGCGATCTGAACTCCCCTGCCAAGTCCTGAAGTTAAGGCTATCGTTATGAAGTCCATTGCTGCTTGCGGTCCAGCAGCCAAAGCGGCAGAGTATAGGGTTATGTCATCAGGCGTTACCCTGCCTTCAGGGTCCTTGCTCTCGGCAACCTCATATTGTCTTTGCAAATTGTCGCCAAGGAACTGTAGGGCGAGCGTGCCAACACCCGCCAAGGTTCCTAAAGCAACCTTCGCATATGGGTTGGGTATTGCTGCACCAGCCCTAGCGAGCATGGGAACAGCCCTGCCAATCATAGATGCTGCTCTTACGCCGAGTGAAGTTTGTGCCGCAGATGAAGCAGCTAATGAGGGAAGCGTGTACGGTATTGTCTGGCCTATGGCCTGAGCGCCAAACCTATAAGCCTCTGGTAACGCTCCAGATATCCCTTCTTTCTCATAGGCTTCTACAACATCTTCTCTGGTTGTCGGTAACGGCTGAAGCTTTCTCTGCTCTTCCTGAGTGGCTCTATATATTTCCCCGGCTTCATCTAGACTTTCTTGAGATCCGAACACGTCCCCGAAGATCATACTCGGAAGAGCAGATATAGATCCCTTCAGGGATTCAACGCCAGAAAGGAAGGCATTATCCAGCCCGCCAGTCAGCCCGGTGCTTCGCCTTCTAAGTTCTTTCTCTACATCATAAAAGGAAGTACCCTTTTTAAATTCAACGATCTCACCGTTGATGGGGACTTTAAAATCTCTGTCGAGAAAACCTTCTTTAGCCATTCTATCTGATCGCCTCTAGCAAATCGTTAAGACTATCCGAACTCGCGCCAATCTCTGCCATTAAACCTTCTAGTCCATACTTTTCGTACACAGACATAAGCCTGAGTCTTTCTTGAACTTGAAGGTCTAAGCCTATTCCTGAATTAAAAAGATAGTCGTCTATCAGTTTAATAATCTGGGCATTTGCCCTGTTGTAGCCACGAGATTTTTGGTAATCTGCCTGAGCCTTAAGCAAATCTATTGCATAAGGCTGTCTCTCTTGCTGCATAGCCAGTTGGGCTTGCCTTATGTCCATTCCTTCAAGCTCCAACGCATCACTCTGCCTCTGTCTCGCTATTTCTCTATCGCGGTCCTGCATTGCTGTGACATAATCCATACCAGCAATTCCAGCTTTTCCTAAGTCTTGACCGAGATTCCCCTTCCCGGCAGCAAGCTCAAGTCCAGCCCTAGTCATGAACTGAAACAGGGGATTGAACTCGCCCGACTTAAACCTATCTGCGATCGTCGGGTCAGCCTTGTCCGTAGCCTCGCCACTGAACGTCTCGTCTGTGCTTATTGCTGTCTCTTCTTCAGGGACGTATCCCATTTCACTGTCGGTCAGGGCGAAATATTCACGCGGTTTAATCGGTTCATTATCTCCATAGATAGAACTTCTTAACGCCTGAATTCCGCCGCCTAGTGCAGTAGCCCCATATATCCCCCTGATACGGTTTGCTTCTCTCCCAATCAGACCAGCCCTCTCTGCCTGCCATCTCGGAGGAAAATAGGTATCCGGCAGGTCGATTGCTTTATCAATATTCCTAGTTGCCCTGCTCGTTGGGAACATAGATCTGATTTTGCTCATCCCTCTTGACCCAAGCCTCTTAGCTGCGGCAATAAGGCCACGCCTTGCTACTAAGGGTCCAGCCGCTAAGCCTCCCGTTGCAACGAGCGCCAACCCCTCAAGGCCCAATAATGCAGCTTCTCCGGGGTTCTCCTTGACCCAGTTTGCAGCAGTCTCTAGTATACCTAAGTCTTCTTCTGATATATCTTCATTGGTCGATCCGCCGGGGGCGAATCCGCGAACGGAACCCCCCGATGCAAACATCGGATATTGCATAGGATCTTGCTGCATATCTGGAGCCATCGAGGCAATTCCACCCTGAGGGTAAGGAACACCCTGTCCAGCGGTTGGCATCATCCCTTGCTGCGGCATCGCCTGTTGCTGTGGCATCATCTGTTGAGCCATAGCAAGATACTGATCTATCATCGGAGGCTGGCCTGACTCCCCCTCGGCTTTCTCGCCAGCAAATTCAGCAAGCTGCTGATTCCTTCTGCCGATTTCATCCATAGCAAATACCTGAGCAACAGGGCCAGAAGCTCCCTGTGCCACCTGAGAAACTTCATCCATAGACATATTTTTAAGCATGTCCTGAAGCTTCAGGTAATCTATTGTGCTTGACTTCGTTTGCTTGGGGAGTGCCATTTTTTAACCTTCTTTCGATCCGAAATAAGAACCTGCTGCGCCTAAACCGGCTATCCCAAGCCCGGCGACAGTCTGGCCGAGGCCGGGTCCGCCACCACCAGACTTTGTAGTCTGATTCATTGCGCTTGCGTAGGGAGTGCCAGCCAATAAGGCAGCAAAGTAATTTAGCTGATTTCTTTTATAGTCTCTTCGATCAAGAAAATCCTGATACGCTTGATCCCTAATAGCTTGCTCCATCTCTCGCCCTCTGACCCCAGCCTGTTGTAATGCGTTGATTCTTTCAAACGCTTGGGTTTGCTGAGTTCTGGCTAGGTTTTCAAGCTGAGTTCCAGCATCTAGCCCGAGCCTTGCGCCAGCCTGCCTCGCAGCAACGTCGGACTGAAAGGCTTGTTGCGCTTGGTCGAAAGCCTTGAATCTTGTATCAGCTTCAAACTCTCTCATAGCTCTGAAGGCTTCATCCGAGATTGCGGCGGATTCTCTTGCTCCAGCTAGGGAACCCCTTCCACCTACCACTCCAGACTTGATGGCGGCGTCCGACGTTCTTCTTCTCCCATCCCCGAGGGCCTGCTGGTAGTCCCTCATCATGCGACTTCTTCCGAGATCTAATACATTCTCCAGATACGGGTTCATGTACTGATCTGCCATGCCCGGAAATGTGGGTGTGTTAAAACCTATATTGGATGCTTGAGTGGCTATGCCTCTCGCTTGGGCAAGTTCCGGCCTAGCGCCCTGATCGTAAATAGACTGAACACCACTAAAAGCCTCTCGCTCCATCGGGTTAAATAGAGCGATCCGCCTTCCGGGGAACTCCTTATAGGGTTCTCTGGCTAAAGCCTTTCCAGACCTTGCAATTCCTTCCCAATAAGGCTTAGACCAATCGGGTAGATCTTGAATAACTCTTTGAGTGGAGCTTCCGCCTCCGCTAGAACCCATAATCTTCTCCCATCGCGCTCGCAAAGATTCCGTCGTTTATCGGCGCGGGCTGCTCAGTAGAACCAGTCTTCGACATTCTTACCTCATCTAAAAATCCGTACAGCTTTTGCGCTCCATTCTGATTGTTTCCATCTCCCAGATGAGATACAACATCTGCGGGTATGACAAACTCGCCGCTGGAAAGCGCCGCCGGATTTGATCCGTCCACGGTGGCGGGAATAGTGTCGTCCATACCACCAGCAATACCACCAATGTACCCGCCTTGGGCAAGGTTCAGGGCAGTGTCTAAGTAGTCGGGTAGCGGCGGATTACCAAATTCATCAATGTAAGAACTGGCTATCGACAATCCGCCAAAGTCATTACCTTCAAGCCTTGAATTGTACTCATCGTCGATTCTTGAGAATATCGGATGAGCTAATCCGGCAGTCATTAATGCAAACCTCGAAAGGTTATACATTGTGTCAAACTCTTCCGATGTGTAATTGCTAAGTTCTGTATCGAACTCAGTCTTCATCTTCTCAAATATTCCATCCCAACCCTCGTCTTCGTTTCCGAATACGAAACTCTGGACATCGAATATGTCGGGTGAATCACTTCCAGATCCAATATCTTCTTTCTCTTGGAATGCGACAGATCTAAGACTTTTTCCAGTCTGTGAAAGATAATCATTTATTTCTTGAAGCATGAAAGACTGAACATCTACGTCATCGTAAAACTGCCTGAATCCGGGGGCTCTAGTAAAAACTCTTTCGCTTTGCTGATTGTTATTTTCTTCGTATCCAGTCAAGTCAAAGAATATATTATTGACATGTTCATTTAAGAAGTTTTCTCCAGATGCGTCAAACAATCCTGCACTTTCATATTCCAAATCAGACTTAGGAACAACCGAGACATAGTAATCAGTAATTTGGTCGTACACGGTCCTATATCCTGTGGCACCTCTTACTGTTCTAGGCTCGCCTCTCCTTGTCACGGCAACCCTCTCATCTGCCGGTGCCAAATTAAACTCCGACTCAGATACAGGCTTAAATTTGTTCATATCAAAAACAGGCGTTCTGGAAAATCCAGTCGTAAGTTCATCCATTAAATCACTTGTGGATAATCCGTAGTCGCCATCCGAGAAATACATACTAAGTACATTCTCTGGACTTCTACTGTAATCTTCCCCAAGATCGTAAACCCCTTGACTGTTTACCGGAGGGATAAGAGATTCATCAATAGTCCTTCCGAACTCAGCACCTTGTTGCGCTCCCAAATTAACGCCAGACATATCTCCTGAGAAAAAATCAGGATATTCATTTAGCGGTTTAATTTCAGAAACTCTTTGAGTATTCGGATCGGTGGTGACAATTACATCCATGCCATTGTTGTCTAAAGTAATTATTTGATTTTCATTCAAGGCAGGAGCAAATTGATTGATTGATTCGTCGAATACAAAGGGATATTCTTTATTTTCGTCCCACGAAGCGTACTGTATCTGCCTTCCTTGAGAATCTACTTCTCCGACATTAGATATACCCTGATCGTTTCCAGAGCCTACATCCTCTTGATTGTCTACATCCTCTTGATTGTCTACAACCTCTTGATTATCTACAATCTCTTGGTTATCTACAGCCTCCTGTTGGTTCAAAAGGCTGAGGAGTCCAGCAGGGTTGGATGCAAGGAAAGCAGCTTCTTCAGGGGTGTAGACACCGAGAGAGACTAGATCTCTCAATGTATCCATACCCATTTGTATTCTTTCAGATTCAGATCTAAACTCTGTCGGGATCTGCTGGGCTTGATAGAGTGAGGTTTGAAATCTATACCTGTCTCCAAACTCACCCATGAGAGATGCGCTTTCATTCACTTTATTACTAAGCGCAGCAAAATAGTTAGGATCGTTTATTTCCAGCGATCTTAGGAAATCTTCAGTGGATGAAAAACCCTGACTCGCAGCCTCTTGATTTAAAGATATTAAGAATAGCTCTGCATCCTGAATCACATTCATCAACTCAGGCTCAAGCAATTCTCCTTCATACCCAATAATGTCCCTAAACTCAGCGTCCATCCAGTCTGCTCTGAACGGATCCCTTTCGGTCGGTGCGTATATGGCTTCTATCCCGGATGGAACCTCTGGCTGCATAAATCTATAAGAAAGATCTGTCTCACCTAAGTAGTCAAAGCTATAGGGGTCAAAATCAGAAGAAAGCTCTACAGGTACAGGAAGAACCCTTCCATCATAACTGTAGAATTGAGAACCCTCTGGTCTTTGATACTCAATAGGGCCTTGATATGCTTGAGGTTCTTGAGGTGCAGTTGGCGCAGCGTAGCTATAAGCGTCCGATAAGTACCCAAAAGCCCGACTAGGATCAAAAGACTGAAAATTAGACACCATCTCTGAGGCATTCGCTTGTCCTAGAGCAGCGCCAGTATCTAAACTGTCCGTGTTTAACGGGGTTTCAAACATGCTTTGAGCATTTGCTTGACCAAGCGCAGCTCCAGTATCTAGGCTGTCCGGGTTGATCGTCTGTATTCCGGTCTGATTAGGATCTTCAATAGCCATCAAATGCTCCTGCTAAGCAATTCTTCCAGAGCCGGGGAGGGAGCTAACCCCGCCCTGCATTCTTCTTTTCATAAT